GCTGCTGGTATTAATTTACAACCTTCCGCTATTAAGGCTAGTATAACTCAAGATGTAAATTCAATGTATCAATACAATGATGCTGCATTAAGTTCACAATCAATAAGTGATGAAGAATGGAATTATAATAATCAACAAATACAAGTTTTGGATCAAATGTCTAAAGAATTAGGTCAAAGAGATGACCTTAATATTGTTGTAGCTTTGATGCAGAAATCTGCATTTACAAGAGCTCGTTACTTACAAGGTACAAATAGACTTCTTAAAGACGTTATCAACGAAGCAAGAGATATAATGAATGTTTTAAACAAATCTGAAAGAGAAGCTTTATCTATACTTGGTGAAAACATTCAAAATTATACAAGAAAGTATGAACAACAATTACAAATTATTTACGATCCATCAACTCAAGGAGAGGAATACAATAAAAGGTTGATAACAATTGACGATAACTTTAATGTAAAAGGAGGGTTATCAAATATTAATGTAGGAAACATGTCTAACGATGTGTTGGGAGATCAAATGAATTTAAATGATGTACAAACATCTCAAGAAGTAGGAGAGTATATGGAGTTTGAAAGTCTTGAGGATGTATTAAGTGGTTTTGGTATAGAAATGCCTGAGGAGTTAAGATGATTTTAATTACATACGAAGAATTAGCAAAAGCTAGACAGCTTGGATCTCAACTTAGAGAATCTGGTATTAATCCTTTAGATTTCTTACATCAAACAGATGATCCACAATCAGTAAAAAATAAAAAAACAGGTAATGCTCCTAAAGCTCAAGATGGTTTAGAAGTAAAACAGGCAGGAGAACAATTACCACAATTAGAAGTATTAGGCGTAAAGATACCTAGAAAAATATTTGGTATAGATGTTGGAACACAAGCAGCAGAAAAGTTTAGTGGATCAACAGAAGAAGAAGATATTTTTGATTCTACAAAACATAAAATGAAACCAGATCAAGTAAGAGAATTAATTAAACAAGTTAGTGTTAAAGGCATGATGATGAACAAGCCTGATAAAGAAATTTTAGAAACAATAAATCAAGTTGTTGCACAAGCGGGATATACAAATGATGAACTATCTCCTGAAAAAGTAAAAGCAAAAGCAATAAAAGGTTATGAATTATATAATACTGATCAACCAAATCCTTTTCCTGCATGGAAACTTATCAGTTCTATTATTGGCGGTACTACTGGTAATATTGTAGGAGGAAGAACAGGTGCCATGGTGGGTGCTAGAGTAGGAGCTATTGGTGGTCCATGGGGTATGATAGCTGGTAGTATGGTTGGAGGTACTCTTGGTTATGTAGGAGCTCTTCTTGGATATGAACAAACACTTACAAATTTAAATAAAAAAGGAATGCTTTATACACCTACTTACAATGAGATCGGTGAATTTGTAGGAAATGTACAAGGAATAAACAGACCAACAAAAGAAAAATTAGTTGAATATTTAAAACATGAAGCAAAAGTAGATGCAATGTTCCAAGGAGGATTTTTTGCAGCTCGTCCTGTATTCAAAGCTCTTGGTATGGGTCTAAGTAATATTGCTCTTGGTGTAGGAAAAAATGAAAGAGCTATGGCAAAAGCAATAAAAGAGACAACTGGTATATCACCAAGCATAGTAGATATATCTAGATATGATATTATTAGAGCAGCACCAACTGTAATAGGTAGACTGCCATTTTTCAGAAGACCATTTGTAAAAGCAGCAGGAGCTCAAAAAGAAGCTTTATTACAAACAGCAAAGAATAAAATATTTTTAGACGGACCTAGTTTCTCTTTGGCAGAATTAGGACATGACATGTCTAAGGTACGTGACACAGTTACAAAAAAAATAGTGGATAATGTAAGTAAAAAGTATGATGATTTTTATGCAGCTATAGGTGATAATCCTGCAATAGCTTGGCACACTACAAGAGCTAAAGCTGTAGAGGGTTTAAAATTTATGGAACAACTAGGTATACCTCCACAAGAATTAATGAGAAATAGTTTTTATCAAAAACTAGCAAATCTTGCTGGTAAAGAAAACATGACTGTCTTTGGTGCAGGAGCTCCTTTTACTGCATCTCAATGGAAACAACAAAGAACTATGTTTACACAAGAGATACTTAACAATCCTACATTAACTCCTGAAATGAAAGATATAGGTAGAAATGTTCTTAGAGGATTAGAAGAAGATATGGCTAGTCTTATAAAAGGTAATCCTAATCTTTACAAAAATGCAGATAAACTTTTAGGAGAAGCGGACAAATCATTTAAAAACATGATGATACTCTTTGGAGATCCTACAATAAAAGAACTTGGTAAGGATTCTAAATTTGCTTACATCAATATGTTGAAACAACCTGGCAGTAAGTATAGCTCAGAATTACTAGATGGTGTTTTAAAAGATTTTAGAGATCCAATTGCTATGGAAAGATTACACAACATACTTGGTGATCAGATGTTTGGTAAAGTAATGAAGGCAAAAGTATTAGATGCTTTTCAAAATTCATTTACTAAATCTACAACCAAACCAGGTCTTACAGATATAAATGAAGACTTCTTTAAATCTTTTGATGATTTATCATTTGATTCAAATGCATTTAAAAATGCTCTTGGACTAAACGAAGTTGGATTACCATTAAAAAGAAGATTAGATACATTAATAAAAGGATTACAGTTAGGATCAAAAGAAACAAAATTACCTAACGCTCAAGAATTACTTAACTTTGCAGATGCTGCGCAAACTTTCTTTAATGGAAAGAACATGAACATCAGCACATTCTTAACAAGAAGAGCAGCACTTGGTGGTGTTGAATCTTTACTTCGTGTTATTACACCAGCTGCAGCAATAGGTGGTGGTTATAGTGCAGCTATGGCAAGTCCAATGTCTACACTGTTAGGTGTTGGGGCAATGTATTATTCTGGTCATATACTTGCTAGACCTATGTTAGTAGAATCTTTTCAAGAGGCTTTTAAAAGATGGGGTAAAGCAAATGCAGTTGCAGGAACAGGGGCATATCAAAAAGCATTAGAAGCTGCTACAGTATCTTCTCAAAGAGCTATCAGAGAATTATTTAGATCTGATACTGATATACCTGATGAGTTAGATAATAGATTTAGCAATGTGCAGAAAAAAATGCAGTATTTAAATATGGGAGAAGAAGCATTTAATGAAATGAAAGCTATGACAGAAGAAAATTTAGACAAAGATTTAAGTGATATATTAGGTCAAGACTCAGAACAAAAGTTAGAAAGAGGTATGATTATGCCTGGAGTTCAGCCAGGAGTAACTTCAATTCCAGATCAATCTGAAAATATTAAAAAAATTAATACTCCAGTGATAGACACTCCTAATGTGGTAAATCAAAATAATCTATCTGCTAGAAATAATGTTGTAAATAACCCTAATAATATTGTAAACAGAGGTGTGAGCACTAATAATCCAATGTTTACCGCTGGTATGAAACCTATGAATAATAGAACTAATAAAATAAACCAGAACTCAAGATTAGCTTTAGCTGGTAATGATCCTTTATTACAAGCGATAGCTAGGAGAAACGTATAATGGCTATAATAATTGGCAGTCCTAACAATCCTGATAGATATGTATACAATCCGAGTAATCCTTCGGACACATCTAATCAACCTGGTTCTTCTTCAAGTTCAAATGTTCCGGATCAAATTCAAGTAGGATCTAACCCTCAAAATGATCAACCAATATTTGTTCAAAGTCAGGCAAGTAAGGAAAAAGATTTAGCAGAAAAGAAAGCGGCAATATTAGCTTTAGCTGGTAATGCTAATTCATATTCATCTAACCCTGGGGCTAGTGGAATAGATAGAGATAAGATTATTTCTTTTAGACAAGAATCTGGAATGAGTGGTCCAGAGTATTCTTCTTTCTTACAAGATTTAAAAAAAGCAAATCCTAGTGCCTTTGATAAACAATTTCCTGGTCCTTCAGATGCAATACAAAATTTTATAAAGGGCGGTGGAATTTTAGGAAACATACTATCAAGTATATTTGATAATGTAAAAGAAGCAGGTGTTAATGCAATTGAAAACATGGCAGGAATGTTTGAAGGTGAGCAAGATAACACCGGAGTAATGGCTAACACTGGTTCGGCTACAGGTGATACATTTAGAAGAAATTATGCTCTTGGCGATCCAATGGGATTGTTTCAACAAAATTTAATACCTGGTTATGAAAACACAAACCAACCTCAAAATTCAATTGATTTTCAAAAAATGTATGGAGGTCAAATGACTCCTGAACAAATAGCAATGATACCTTCAACCATGCAGTTTCCTGTACAAAATCCACAATTTGTAAATGCTATGAACGCTACCAACAATCCTGCATTGACACAAAACATGGGTAAACAAGATGGAGGTGGACTAGCTCCTATGATGCCTAACATGGCAATGCAAAATCCAGTATTACAAGATGCATTAAGCACTCCTCTTGGAACTTTATCTTACAAAGGTGGAGGAATGACTCCAAAGAATGCAGCTATACAACTTGGTATAGTAGATGATTTTGACGAAGGAATAATGAGAATATGAGTTTTACTTTCAAAGATAGTGTATGGCTTGTTGGCATATTATTTGCTATGGGCGTTACCTGGGGTATGACAAGTCAAAGAGTTACGGCCATGGAAAAAGACCTTGATCGTATGGAGACAGCGTTAATGTTATTTACTAAAATAGAAACAAGAATTGCTGTCATCGAAACTGAGGTTAAGAACATTAACCAACAATTAGAGAGGATAGCAAGATGAAAATGTACAATAAGACAGGTAAGAAACCTGCTAAAAAAAGAATGGGTGGTGGAAACACCATGATGGCCAAGAAAAATGGCAAAAAAATGATGCCTATGACTGCTAAACATGGTGGTCCTATGCACATGAAAAAGAAAAAATAATTCTATGAGACCTCTATACTACGCTATATGGGTCTCAATAGCCCTCGGACTTCTCTGTATCTATAGTATTGGTAATCCTTAAATACTTTTCTTTAAATCTTCTATGCATTGTACTTTAAAACTAAAGTACTTATTCATTTCAAATTTCATGAACTTACGACCAAGTTCTTCGCATTCTTCTTTATTCATTTCATCTTGTAAGACCATTTGATTGCCAGTATAAACCCAATCCGTACCGTTGTATCCCCAAAGGCTTACAACTAATACGAATATTTTTATCATCTTAATCCTAGTTTACTTCTAAATATATTTATCTTATCAAAATGTTCTGGTTTTACTTCATAGATCTCATTATCTTTACAGAATCGTATCGCACTTTTAAAATGATTCCAAGCTTTAATTAATTCTTTGCCTTCCAATTCAAACTTTTGTACTTGTAAATTTTGTGCACACATCAATACAATTCCTTTTTTTATTTTTGGTTTATTAGGAAAAGTCATATTATGTGCTGACACATAAGCAGCTAACTGACACATATACTTCCAACACCATTCTTTTCTTTTTGGTTTGTTTGCTTGTTTAAAATCTATCACAACAGGTTGATGATAGTAGATGCCAGCTAAATCTAATCTACCATGATAATGATCTCCAAACTTTAGTTTAGATTCCATGTGCCAACAATCTTCTAGTTTATGATTTATATATTCATCATAAATTTTTTGTGCCATCTTTCTACCAAGAATGCCTTCTTCAGTAAGATCAACACAATCTTTATCATCACCGATCCAATGTTCTAAAAACTTGTGCATAGCAGTTCCAATGCTAGCAGATCTTTTACTTATTCTTTCTGCCTCTTCATGACCTACTCTATCTCGCCATTTTTGTAATGATTCTGGATTATCTAATACTTGTAATATTTTAGATATAGAAACACTCACATGGAATCTCCCCAACTATTACCTAATTCTGCATCAACTTTACTAGGAACATATAATTTGCAACAGTTCTCCATAATCTCTACCACTTTCTTTTTTGTTTTATCATCAGAAACAGATACTGCTATCTCATCATGTATTTGTATTAATGGTAATATACCTTCTTCATACAGATCCACCATAGCTTGTTTAGTTTGATCTGCCGCTGATCCCTGAATCAATTTATTAAAAGCTGTATATGTAAATGATCTTCTTATAGCAGGTCCATATTCTTCTTCTGCTCTTTGTTTTGGTAAGGGTTGAACAAAAGGAATAACTTCTCCTGGTACTCTTTTTTTAAAAGGAGTATCCGGTTCCCATAAATTAAAACGACATTTTCTATGCATGAGTGTTCTAACAAAACCTTTGCTATCTCCTCTTCTGCTAGCCTGTTGTGTGGCCATATCTTTTAATTGTTTTATAAAAGGAACACTAGCGTGATATTCTTTAAAAAAATGCATAGCTTTATGCTCGGGTATACCTAGCTCTCTGGCTAACTTCCCCTGACCCATGCCATAAGCTAGTCCTAGGTTAATTGTCTTAGCTTTTTTACGCTCTACACCTGCCATATCAGCAATTTTTTGATGAAAATCAGTCGTAGGATCCTCAATATAGGCATCTGCTACCTCTTTAGCGCCTGGTAAACCGTGTTTTACAGCAAAATGTGCCATTAATCTTGGCTCCTGTTGACTGTAATCAAACGATCCCCACTTATCTCCTTGCTCAGGTATAAACAAACTTCTTATTGCAGGACCAATTGTAGGATGTCTAGCAGGTATCTGTTGTAAATTAGGGTTAGACATACTTAATCTACCCGATACAGTTCCTCCTTTGTCCCCTCTTAACTGGTGTATCTCTGCGTGTATTCTACCATTATGAGAATGTTTTAATATTGTATCTATAAATGTGGTTCTTGCTTTGTTGATTTCTCTTGCTTCGACGACCATCTTGGCCAATTCCGAATCATGATTAGATAAAAACCCTTTGTCAAACTTTGGTTGTTTGCTTTTTGCCGTTCTTTCGTAAGGTATTTTAAGAGAGTCAAAGGCTTTAGCAACACTTGCTGCAGCCCAAATGTCAACTGCAATGCCTGTGTCTTGTAATATTCTATCCAAAATCTTCTTTTCTGTATTCTTAAAATCTTTTTTAATACTTTCTGCTCTATCGAGGTCAACTCTAACTCCTTTTGATTTCATCTCAAATAAAACTGGAAACAGTTTTGATTCTAATTCAAAAACCTGTTGAAGCTCATCTTCAACAAGTTGTCTTTTAAATATCTCCCAAAGTTTTAAAGTTAAGTCCGCATCTTTCTCTGCGTAAGGTCCAACAACCATAGCGGGTAATTTATGCATCTCACCTTTTGCATCTGTTCCCCACTGAGCTGCGGCTTCATATAAACCTGACTCATATTTTTTTTCTTTTAAATAATCTTTGGCTAATTCATTTAAAGAATAACGAAGTCTATTTTCATCTATCAAAGGTGAAGCTATCATTGTATCAACAATACCTCCTTTAACTTCCATACCCCATTGTCTTAACCAACCAACATCATACATAGCATTATGAAAAACTTTTATATTATCTTTATCTAAAATCTTTTTAAAATTTCTTTTAAATATTTTTTCATCTATGTTCGGACCGACTTCATGTCCTACAGGAAAATAACCTTTCCATCCATTAGCAGCTATTGCTACTCCTATTACCTTTCCATTATTTGTAGCCCAACCAGGGCCTTTTGTTTTTATTTCTGGGTCGTAAGTTTCTAAATCTATTGCAACTACGTCCGCCTCGTAAACAAGTTCTGGTATCTCACTAGGAGGTACCCATTCTATATCTGTCAAACTCCACACATCCCTTCGCACTCGTCAGCCATATCACCAAACAAACTTGGTTGATCAGACCCTTTGTCTAAGTCTACTTTATCCAAAGGAACTCTAGACGAATGTATGTAAAGTTCTTTTGCTCTTGATAAACCTAAGGCAGGACCAGCTGTTCTAACTTTTTTGTCAAAGTCTACACACTGTTTCCATTCTTTAGGTCTTTCATCTCTCATTTCTTTCCAAAACTTGTTGTCATGATAAGGACAATACACACAAGCACTCTTTGATGGTTTAGGATACTGTCTTTCCTGCATCCATTTAAAACAATCTATTCTAGTTATCTTTTGTTCTACTAATGGATAATGAAATCTATAAGATGCTTTCTCAAACGTTTTCATTCTAAATATTTCATCGTAAGATATTCCTAAATATTGATTTACAACCATACCTTTTGGCCATCTTTGTCCCTTTTTTAAGCCATATTCACGCCTTATTCCTTGTTCTATCTGTTCTATTTTATATGTAGAAGTACATCTTCGGTTCGCTATACCTTTCTTACCATCCATACCTACTAAGAAAAAAGGTATTGATGCTCCTCTTTTGTATACACCATTGTCAATATAGTTCTCTACATCTTCTTGAAGATTACCCCAAGTAACTCTTATAACAGGAAAACTTAATTGTGTTTCTAAATAATCCAACCACTTGTATGTGTTTGTTCCTTCGTTTTGTGTATCAGCAAAAATAGCAAAATCTATTTTACCCGAACCTCCTGGTTTAACTTTGAAGTCACCTCTACTAAAAGCAAGTGCCATCATTGATGATTGTACACCAGCACCTAAACTTATAATATTTAGATCACCAGGATATTTTTTACTTCTTTCAGTTGGCATTCCATAACCTATTTTGTCTATAATTTTGTCTTAAAAACATTTCTGAATATTCATAATCGCTTGAT